TGTCGTCCGCCGCATGCCTGCGTAGCATCATTTCCAGCGCGGCGCCGGTCATGTTGATCGGTTGCCCGATGCTGCCATCGGGATTGGTCGAGACGTATTGGAATAGTTGATAGAAGTCAGCGTCGTTATCGACGGTTATGTTGACGATTGCCATTGCGGCTAATCTCTATGGGAGCACATTTGAGATGGCGGCGAAGGCAGCATCGATCTGCGCCAGACTCGTGATCGTGCCGCCGGTGATGCCCGCGAGCGTGGTGCTCTCGCATGAGAAACAGGTCTGCACGAACGTCGCCATCTCTTGGAGCACATGCGCAAGCCCAGGCTCGTCCAATTGAATGAACGTGCCATCGGCCAGTTTCCAATCGGTGATGTGACCGGGATTTGCCACTGCATAGTCGTGCGCGCTGGCAACAGTGTTTCGCGACACAGGATCGGTCAGGTACGGCTCGCCGCCGATTGTGCAGCCGCCGCTCGCCTTATTGGAGCGCAAATAGGCCGCATAAGTTTCCAGCGTGCCCGGCGGATACTGCACCGCGAGCACCGACCGCAGTTCAGCCATCGAGCCGATCGGCGTTGTGTATCGGTACCCCATCGCCAACCAATCTTGGTATTGCTGATCATCGACCGGAACCGACATCGCGCGGGCGCTCGACCAGACGTTTGCTTGATCGCCAGCCACGAACCAGTACCAATCGGAAAGATTGCCCGTGATCATAAATATTGCCCTCCGCTTGAGGCCGTTCCGGCGCCCGTTCCTGGGTAATAATTCACGCCGCCGCCACCGCTCACGATCACGCCATTCAGCGACACCAGGAATTTGAACCCAGTCACATTGGCCGCGCCCGTCAGCGCCCCGAATACAAGACCGGCTGCGCCGGCGTAGGAGGCTTCAATGAATGCGCCGCTGAAGTAGATCGCCCCAGGGATAGTGACATCGGGGCCGGCAAAGGCGTTGCTGCCGATTGTCGAGCCGCCACCGTCGGCGCGAGCGAAATAGGTTGCATTGCCGGTGATTTTCCAAGGTGAATGCGGATTTAGATTTGCGATGGTCCCGGCGAATTGAGCAAACATGTGCGGCCCCGTACAGGTGCCGAACTCCATGTGCTCCAGATAAGCCCACGTGCCGCCTAATTGAGCCCAGACGCCGGCTATGACATCGCCAGGAGTTGACGGCCCGGAGGCCGACACCTTAAATCCGTCGATGATACAATAATTGCCTGATCGCACCAAAATTGCCGTGACGTTGGTGCCGACAACCGAGCAAGCGGCTGGATTTGATGTGTTGCCGTTTAGGATTACGTTGCCGGAACCGTTCTGCGGCGGGACGACAAAGTTCGCGTAGGTGCCGTCCGCAACATTGATCGTGACGTTGTAGCCGTTCATGTTGTAGAGCGGTATTTGATTGCACGCCTTCTGGATCGTCTTGAACGGCCCATGACCGCCTCCGACAAGTGCCGTCGTGCCGTCGTAAGTGTCCTGTCCGGTTGTACCATTGACATAATAAGTCTGCGGTGCGGTCAGGTAGATCGGCGCGCCCGGCTGGCGTTGCGACCAGACCATCTGAAAATGCGTGCCGTCGTAACCATACGCTTGCAGACAATTCGCCGAGATGTCGCCAAGGGTAAGCGGCGCCTGATCCGTCGAGCGCACGATGGCAATCGGCGCAAGCGCATTGACCTTGAGCGTTGACGGCCCGGTGTTTGAGATCGGCGACTTGACGATGAATACCATTCCCTTGATCAGCGCGGTGATCGGCGGGCTCAAAGTTATCGCCAACTGGTTTTGCGTTCCCTGATCGTCGCAGTAGATAACCCCGTTGCTCTGCACCGATCTGCCAAGCTGATGCAGGTCGGTATCGGCCGGCACCAAATTAGCATCGGCAATGAAATTGACGATCTCGCGCTGCGGGTTCTCGATCGAAGCCGCCGGCGGGATCGAGCCCATCGTCCCGGTCGATGGATTGCCGTTGATATAGGAGGCGTTGGGGTCGCTGACGCCGAACGGTTGCTCGTATTTCATTGCCGTTGCCTCATGGTGTCCCTGCCATTGGATCGCCCGGCTTTCCAATACCGGAATAGTCGAAGATGATTTCGGTGTGCGCCGGCTTCCAGCGATTTAACAAACATTCAAGATCGGTCGCGAGCCCAATGCGCAAATGCGGATCGACGCCAGTCTGGCCCTTGGTAACGCGGAACCACGTCAGCGCGGCTTGATGGACATGCACCGTCCAATAGAAACGGTTGGTTTCAGGCCCGAGCCCGTAATACGGATATTCCGACAGCTCGCCGCCGGCGACGTTCTGCCCATTCGGATTTTTGATCGGGATGCCCCATTCGTTGTACATCGGATCGGAGCCGTCGCCGTAGACGCGATTATCTCCGCAACGATCGATGCCACAAACGAACGTGCGATATTCAGTAATCGTTATGTCGTAGCCGAGCATCGCCGCGACATTGATGAAAAACTGGCGCGATTGCCCGCCTTGCATCGTCATCCGCATGACGAGCGCGAGCTGGCGCTGCCCTATGGTCTGCGGCTCGGCGTAGCAAGGATCGGGCAGGCCGAAGTTGCGTTCCCAATCGGGCAGGAGCTCGACCGTCTGCCGCGGGTCGCTCTCGCGCTCGAGCAGATCGCCGGCGCGCCCGTCCACGAAACCCCAATACTGCGAGAGCCCGTCGCAGACGCCGAACAGCACGCCGCCGACATCGTGCTTCGGCCACGCCTGGCCTTGCGGAAGGAGCGATAGAAACGCCTGCGTGTAGTCGTCGCCGCTGCGCCGGATATGCCGGTCGGTCGGCAGCGGCTCTGCCCAGAAGCCTAACGCCTGCGTCATTGGTAGAGGATCGTTTCGAGCACCGCCATATGACCGAGCGATGGCATCACGTAATCGGCGGTCGTGACGAGCTGGAACGATTGAACGCTCGGCGCGCTCATGATCGCGTAGCTCACCCAGGACGCATAGATGGTCTGACCAGGCGCGGCCTTGGCGAACAGCATATCGCGGACGCTCTGCTCTATTTCGGCCTGCGCCTCCGACGTGTCCGGCTCGAGGTTTGCGATCGTGATGTCGATGAACTCCTTAATCGGCGCCACCACGTAGCAGTCCTTCACCGTGACCGGCCGCATCAGATCGATGTAGTCCGCGACCGCTTGCACGTCGTCCGGCGTCGGCCAGCCGTCATCGTCGGCGCGCAGATCGTCCATCAGGAAGCGAACAGTCATCGTGCCCGGTCCTTGCTCGGGCGCGGCCCAGGCGCGCGTCACGCCAGGCACCGCGAGCGCCCAATTGACGTAATCGGCCTGCGCGCCGCCCATCGGCGGCTGGCGAATGCGCAGCAATATCCGGGCGCGAAGCTGGTCGTCGGTCTCGGTATCGACGCCGCCGGTGAGATGAACGACCGTCGCCGAGTTATCGATGTTGGCGACGCCGGGCGCGATCGTCAGCACGGCGCCGTCCACTTGATTGCCGGCCGAGCCGGGATCGAGCGCGCGGATCGGCCCGACGACCAGGGCCGAGCTCGAGGTCGTGATGTCCTGCGTCGTCTCGTAGCCGACCGCCGGCGTGCCGCCCGCCGAGAGCTGCGTCCCCATCGGGAGGAGCGCGCCATCGACGAGGCCTTGGAAGCTCGCGGTCCCGCTGGCCAGCGTCGCCGACTTGCGGCCGGTCGAGCCGTCCGAATTGGTGAGCCAGATGTCGCCGTGCCGGTCGAGCCATTCCGTCTCGGCCGTGTCCGGCATCAATTGCAGCGCCAGCCAGTCGAGATATTGCAGATTGAGATGGCAGAGCGCGCCCTGCGTATCGGACATGACGCGCAAGACCGAATTCGGCACGCTCGCGTCGGCGCCCGGCAGCGAGCCGCGGATGAAATCGCGGACTTGGCTACGAACGGATTTGAGCGTCGGCGTTGACCACGGCATGCGGCGTCACTCGATGATGTCTTGCCAGAGGATTTGATAGCGGAGCTCGACCGCGGTGAGCGGCCCGCGATAGAGGCGCACCAAGGCGTCGATGCGCTGGGTATCGAACCGCTCGACTTGCACGTCCATCGACGTGCCAATGCGCAGCGAGAGAAACGGCTGGATTGCCTCTTGGATATAATGCTTGACGCGAACGAGCGTTGAGCCGACCGCGGCATTCGAACCAGTGATTTTCGCGCGCTGCATCAGCCAAAGGCGCGAGCCTATTTCCCAGCCGCCCCATATCTCCTGCGCGTCGAGGTCGCCCCACCAGCCGCGCCGATCGGTCGAGTCCGGGTCGGGCAGCTCGTCGTCGATCGACGCCAGGCGATCGGTGCCGAGCGCGACGATGACCGCGGTCGCGAGCGCCTCGGTATCGTCGAGCGTGCCGTCGCCCAGCAACAGCCAATCGACCGAAACCGATGTGCGGCCCGGAAAATCGGTGCGCTGGACAAGCCGGATGTCGGGCATCGCTTTAAGGCTTCGTGTCCAGCGAGGTCGGCGGCCCCGGCTTCGGCGCGTTGACCAGCACCGCATCGTTGCCGTTGGGATCGGTCGTGTGGCCGAGCCCTTGATTGACGCCGTAGACGGGATGCGAGGCGCTCTCGGTGCCGAGCTTGATCTTGCCGATGAAGACCCAGGTCTTGTTTTGGCCGTCGTAGTAACCGACCACGCTGTCGCCCGAGCGGAACTCGATGCGGCCCTTGCTGACGCGGATTTCGTGATTGACGCTCTCGCCTTCGTGCTTGAAATCTTGTTGGCTCTGTCCGCCGCTCTGGCCGCTACCGCTTCCTCCGCTCGTATCGCGCGCGCTACCGATGCCGCCGCTTCCGCTGCTCGAGCTCGAGCCGTCGGCGCTGGAAACGCTGCCGCCTTTACGTTGCTGCTTTTTCTTTTCGACGTGCCGGATCGAAACAAAGCGTTTGACGGTTTGTTGCTGCCCGCTCGACCCGCCGCTGCCGCCCTGGCCGCCGCCGCTTTGCTTCTGGCTATCGTCCGGCCCGTCGAGCGACAACAGGAACAAGCCGGCGCGGCGCAACAACGTCATCTGCCCAAGGTCGTCATATTGCGCGTTCTCGCCTTCCTTCAAACCCATCGGGCGATGGCGCCGGTCGTCCATGATGGCGCAGACCGGAAACGATCGGTTGCCGCCGATGAAGCTGATAAACCCCTCGGCGGCTTCCTTGATCATTCCCTGCGCGTCTTTGGTGGCGGCGCGCACCACCGACGAGAACCCGTAGTTCTGCGGCGACTCGACCTTGTCGCGGGTCTCGCCCTTCATAAAGTTGCCGGCCATCTCCTGCATCATTTTGCCGTCGTCGGCCCCGCTGATCATGGTGCGGGCGCCGCCCGACGAGTAGGCGCGGAAGCTGGTATTGAGCGGCGTAGCGCGATGCATCCTTATTCCTCCAAGTTTGGCGGCGGCGGCTCGCTCGGCGATGTTACCGGCGCCGCCGGCGTGGCGTTTGCATCGGGCGCCTGCGGC